ATAAGTTTGTCATCAACAGATCCACCTTCTTTAAGTCTTAATTCTCTAATAGGCATTACTTCACTTTTATCTTCTAAAGAAGCTAAGCCTTCTTGAGCTGTTTCTAACATATCTTGAAAATGTTTATATTTTACAGATCCACCTTCTTCATAATTAACTCTACCGCCGGTTCTATATCCGTAAGTATCTAACATGTCATCAACTTCATTCATGTCCCACGTTCCGGTGTTTGCGTAAATTTGTCTGATAGCTGCTCTTCTACCTGCTTTGTCATTAACACCTGACTCTAGCATTTGTCTATTGTAATCTGCCAATGCGTCTTCATTTAATTCTGCTGCTTTGATTCCGTAATCGATTGATCCTTGAACTGCAGCCATTTTAGCTGGACCCACAAAACCTGAAGGATTTAATTTACCTTCTATACTTCTTGCAAGAGATCTTGTTTTTCCAGTATCACCAACTGCTCTACCTTTATTTAAAAAGTTTTGAAATGCAGTAGGATCTTGTCCTGCTGGAACATTTGCTAAAGAACCTATTCCTTTACCTATCGCTGCTGGAGCTGCTGCAATTGCACCTGTTCTTAAAATATCTTTTAGATCTGCTTCATCATCTGTAAGGCCTTTAGTTGCTGCTGCTGCCATAAATTGATTTCCTATAGCACTAGAAAACATACCACTTGCCGCTGCACCTGGAAGAAATGCTGACGCTATATAAGGTGCATAAGGACGTATCTCCTTTGGTATTAACTTTTTAATTCGTCTACGTACTTTTGAAAAAAATCCCATAATTTATATCTCTATTGTATTGTTGAATGGCAAGTTAGCAAGGCTTGTATATATGCTGGTACCAACCATTTTACTTGTTTTTATGCTCTTAGTCAATCTAGATTATGTTAGTATCTGTGCCTAAAGGAAGGCCCATAACCTTAACATGTACGCTCTTAGATATGTGTTCTTGTTTAGTATTAGTATGAGGACTATCTACGTCTTCTTTAGCCTCATCTTCTGATAGATATTCTCTACCAGATTCTAAATGTTTAATAGTAATCTCTACTCTAGGTTTATATTTTAAGACCTGTTTACCATCTACTGTTATATATTTAATCTCTTCTTCTTGTGCTATAATAGCCATTATCTATCCTCTCTATTAATTTCTAGTAAACTAATTACTACATCTGGTCCTGTGATATCAGATAAAAATCTAAGCTCATCACTTTCTTGGAGTATTAACACGTTGGTTATAAACTCTTCGTTTGCGTCTGCAGCTAAAGATGTTTTATCATAAAAATAAGTAGTAGCACTTGTACCATCTTTAATTTTTATTTCTAAAGCAGCAGCACCTGCTCCTTCATTAAAAATATGAATAGATTTAACTAAAGCTCTTGAATTACTAGGAACCGTATAAGCTACATTTTCTGTAGTTGTTATTAAATCTGTATTTATTTTTTTATATATGTTAGCCATTAAACCAAGTAAACCTTTCTGAATCTTCTTTTAACTGTGTTAAAAATGTAGAGTTAAGTTGTTCTACAATAGAAGAAAATGATCTGTTAATTTGTCGTTGATTATCCTCTGTGTATTCTTTTTTTGGTTCTGGTAATCTTACTGCTATCTTTGTCATTATCTTCTACCATCTGGTTTTAAGTCAGCTTGGAAAGTACCAAACCTCCAACTTTGTCCAGCTCCTGTGTTCTCAATTTTAATAGCTGCATATCTACCTCGAGCTCTAGTACTAACAAATGTAGTGGCAGAGTCAATAGTAAAAGGACTAAAAGAAGAAGCACTATTTAACTGTGCTGGATAAGGTGTAACAGATACATTAATAACTGCATTGCCTATTAAGTTTTTAAAGTTAGGTAAAAATCTACTCATAGATAAAAAGTATTCTCCAATACCTTGATCTGTTTGTAATGCAAAATCAAAAGATTCTACAAAAGAAGTTAACGTTGTAGTAGTACCATTAGGATTAATTTGATCTGTGCCAGTTTCTTGTTCAAAAAATACTGTTTGACCTAATCCTGTTTCTCCACCTATGACTGGAAAGCTTCCTGTTTTATTACTATCAAAAGAAGTTGCATAAGGTTTAGGATATACAGATGTGTCCATCCAAGTTGTTCTAATTGAATTAGAATTAATTCCTGTGTACCAATTACCCATACGAACCGGTTCGTTTGTCTGACCATAGTTATAAACTACATATCTATCATTAAATTCAGAACCTTGTGATGGGTACCACCAAGTAACTTCCGTAAATAAATTATTAATACCTGCATTAATTTGTTGACCTTTTGTTGTATCAGCATCATCAAATACATAGTCTTCTACACTACAAGGTAAAGTATTAACGGTACCATCAAAAGAAAAGAAACCATTATTAGACATCCAATATGCAACACCATCAATTTCAATAGCTGCATTCTGTCCAATCAATCCACAGTTAGTACCAACTTGTTCAAATCCAAATGTGAATGGAGCTCCAACAAATTTCATCGTGTATAGTGCATTATCTGTCCACACTAAAATATTTTCTTTAGCAGAGATAGCTCCCATAATTTTTGTACCATCTTGTAGTCTTTGACTACCTGCTGTGTTTACAGCTTGAATAGTATACTCATTTATATTTTCTTGTTCGGAAAATCTAATTAACAAATCTTCTTGAGTTGTAGGTGTACCTATTGTGGCTTCTGTTCCAAAATGAATTAAGTGTCTTGTTGTAGGAGATACTAAAGTCAATCTTGTTTTGTCTGGGTTATTAGTAGTTGGAAAATTTGTTGTTAGTTGTGATGCACGTGTTGATAATCTAGCTGCATCACCAGAGTTCCATGTAAATGTTTTACCATTAAAAATAGATGCAACTAATACTTCACCAAAACTACTCAAAGACCAAAGTCCTGGTTCTAGTGTTACTGTAGAAGCTACTACTGGATCACCCCAACCTGTCCAATCTGTTGCTTGAGTAACAGTTGTGCCTGTTGTTGTATTTGTTGGAGCTGTTGTTCCTAATTGTGATCTGCTTACTGTTGTTAAGTTTCCAGGAGCGGCATCACTATTTCCTGTGTAGGTAACTAATTCTGATGTAGTAGCATAGCTACCTGCACTAAAATCACCAATTAAAGCTGTACCACTTGCTGTAAAATTTCGTGAGTCAGCTAAAGATATAGTTGTATCTGCAGCTGCAATAGTACCATTTAAAGTGCTTGACGCAGAACCTTGAACTGTACCACCATATTGTCCTACACCAAATCCATAACCATATGTTTGTGCTGCTGGTCCCACTCTTGCATAAGGATTAACAGTACATGTTCCATCTGTTAAAGTACCTCCACCTGCTTCTTGTGTAGGTGAAGTAATTGTAAAAGTTGTGTTACTAGGAACTGTTATAACTTGATAAGGTTTATCTAAAAAAGAAGCATTACTTAAACTAGAACCAGAGGGTACTGCAAAAGCAGAAAAAAATACGATGTCACCTTCTTTAAATCCATGAAGAGTAGATCCTGTAGTTATAGTAATAGAAGTGTTTGCAGTATTTGTAACTGCTGTAGAAGCTAAAGCAATTACAGCTCCGCTTGAATCTGTATCAAAAGGAGTAATATCATGAAGACCTCCTTCAAAATAACAAATTAAAAATTTATCTGTACCGAGAATAACATATCTGTTTCCACTAGTATCAACTATAGCATGTTGTTTTCTAGCTACACCAACAATAGTATCAGGTAATAAAGATTGCCATCCACCTACTTTTTCTGGTAGTCCATATCTAAATCTGACGTTGTCAGAATCAATCCAACGACCAACAGCACCAACACTAGTGTCTTGTTTGTCAATTCCTGGTGCAAATTTAATTTGTTGAAGAGCCATTAATTAGCTCCTATGTATTGTTTGATTTTTGTATCCAACCTTTACCTGCAATATTTGTATATATAAAAGTAACTGATTGATTGTTAGTAGTTAAGTCTAAAGCAGTTGTAGCACTGTTGAATTTTAAACCATTAAAATTTACTGTACATTTGTTTGTAGCAAATCCATTTGCAGAAGAAGCATCCATAATAGTTATTTCATCTCCTGTGCTTGGTGCAGCTGGCATTGTAATAGTTACAATATTAGTTTGAGTGTCTACAAAAATTTGATCTCCAGCAACAGCTGTGTAAGCCGTAATAGTAGCAGAATTAATTCCCGCATATCCTTTTTTTAAAAAACTACCTAAAGTAGTTAATGGAGTATTTCCATTAGAAACTAATAACATAATAGCTAATTGAGGAACCGCAACACTTGAAGCTGCTCCTGTAGTTAAAACAGAAAGAGTAAAATTAGCTGCAGTTCTATTTGTTGCATCTTCTATAATAAAAACTCTAGTCGCATTTCCACCTGTTGTAGTGGCAGGCATCGATAGAGTTGTATTTCCTGTTAAAGATCCTGTAAGTTTTAAATAAAGATATTTACCATCCGCGGTCGAAGATCCATCAGCTAAACTTAATGTTTGAGTAGTGCTGTTGATAGGAACTTCTACATATGCTGTAGCAGTTTCTAAAACTTGTAAATTTGTATTTTGAATTGCTCCCCATAGACCAGCTTTTTCACCGGTTGCTACAAGTTCTAATGATAAATCGTTTGAGTATGATGATGCCATAATTTATTAATAAGGTTTTATTGGTGTCCATACCAT